CTTCTCTCTGTGATTCATCATTTTCATTTGCCAAGAGAGCGAGTCTCCAGATGGCTTTATGTCTTTAAACAATGCAGTAGCTAATGCTCTGGTGTCAAGCATTCTATCCATAAATCTCCAATCATTCTGAACTCCTATGCCGCGCATCATTGTGTTTAAAATATAAATATCATAGTTAAGGATATTTTGCCCGACAAGAATGTTGTTATTGTCGTATAGATAATTGGAGAATTTTTTCCAAACCTCCATTGGGGGCTTCGCTTTAGAAATATACTTTTCTTTATTGAAACCTGTTATTCTAGCCGCATCGTCAGATACTTTAAGGTCATCGTAAAGGATAAATTCATCGTGCTGCTCCAGAATCTCTTCTCCTTTGCAGATGATCCAAGACAGTTGCCAAGGACGAGAATCGGTCAACGACAAGCCTTCAGTTTCCGTATCGAATACCAGAAATTTCTGATTTATTTTTTGTTTTAAAAGATTGTTCATGATAGTTCCTTCCAAGACTGGAAGCAAAATTCTCCGCTGCCGCAACCGCTAAGTTCAGGCGCAGACAAGCTCTGGTTTTTGCCCATATTCCTATTGCAAGCTATTTTATAAGTTACCCAAGCTTGAAGATCTTCCCTATTCTTGTAGTAGATTGTTTTAGATTCTACGATGTTGTTTTTCCCGCTAGAGCGAATAAAATCAGTTGTAATTTTGTCAAGGGGCAGTTTATTATTTTCGACAAAATAAATAACATTTAACTCGTCAAGAAAATCTGGCATACAGTTTGAAAATGTATACCTATTCTTCCAGATATATGAGTCGTAAAACGGGACCGCGATTAGAATATTATCGGTCAGGCGGCTGACCAAATCAGCGTTACAAATAACGGATTCTTTTTCGGTATTAGCGAAGGTATAAATTTTGCTAATATCCTTGAAGCCAGCGTCGTTCAAAGCGAACAAGATAAGCTTGTGGCAGGAAGACGAGGTGGACTCATAACTATTGCAAACTTGCATTCGCAAGCCGAACTTCAACTGGATATCGTGCTTCTGGCAATTTTTGAAAGCCGTTAGAAATCCAGTTAAACAATCTTCTACTAGGTAAATCTCTTTTAAACCATTTTCGAGAGCAATCGAAATGATGCTATCAGGCCCGTCTTCTTTTTGTTTTTCTGGCTCATTCAGTGTAAGGATGCTCCTGCCGAATGAGAAATGAGACTTAAACAGTGGAATCATTACGCTACACTAGCGGTTTTGGTTTGGATGTCAAGTGCTTTGGGCATCCGAGATAAGCTTCTTTAGTAACCTTCTCGTCTTCTTTCGCGATTTTAAAAGCTTCATCTACATCTTCCTCTAAGAAGGTTTTAATTATTTTATTATTTTTATCCCTCAAGGCGTAATAATTAAATCCAAATTTATAAGAGCAGTGCCACATTGGGTTGCCGTCTTTCTTTAACTGCCCTTTGTATTTAGCAAAACCACATGCCAGTTTGCCGCTAAAAGAACCGTCTGAAGGCATAGGCTTGTCGGCAGCGAAATTAGAATAAGCGTCAGCTTCAGAAAAATTATCTACGACCTTTTGAACTTCAGTTAAATGATTTTCAAATTCACTAAGTTCATTTTTATTCGGGGGCTCCATTTTTAACAAGCCGCCGTTCTTGGTTTTATCTTTCAAGTCGAACTTGAGAAACAAGAACTCCATCAAAGCCTTGTGCTTGGGGTCGAGCTTGTTGGACGCAAGAATATACATCATGTGCTGCATATTATCTTCAGCGTCTTTGCCAGCAAATACAGCTTTGCTTGTTTTGTAATCTCTCACTACCGAAGTGAAATCGTCATAAATAAACTGGCGATCAATGAATCCTTTGATCCTGTATTTTTTATCTTTTTTATCTATCGTTATGTCAAACGCTCTTTCCTTCAAATCTTGAACTGGAGGCTTTTCAGCATCGCCCCAAAAGTCGTATTTTAAAGCGGTCAAAGTCATCTCCTTGATCAAAACAATGTTGTCGGGATCGGAGACCTTTAATTTTCTTGCGTGTTTTAAGGTCAACTTTTTAATAGACCTTATCGTAAAAAGATCTCCGCTATTTAAAATGATATCAACGTATGGTTTTCTTTTTTCTTGAGCGAGACATTCAAGAACAAGGTGAACAACATTACCCCTGTTCGCTCCATCGTTAGACTTGTCTGGCAGCTTTAAAATGTAATTGCACCAGTACGACCAACTACACTTTTCAAGCGTTTTGATTCGACTAGCGGAAAGCGCAACGTGTTTGATATCAGGTTGCGTCATTTAGAATCTTTTCTGCTCTTTTGATAAGGCTGTCTGAGAATTTATTAGCAACGGCGATTTCGTAGATTTTCTTTATTTGAGCTTCAATGTTTATCGTTTTATTATTCCATTTGTCAAAAATATCATTTTCGCCCGCAGATGTTGCGATGTGCATATCAAAAAAATCATTTTTAAGCGGGAGTCTGATTTCGAGTTTTGAATAATCGAAAATAGAAGAAAGCTGAAGAAAAGTCTTGCAGGCTGAAATGAGACCATGATTAATGTCTCCATCAGAATCGTTGTTCGACGCGATAATGATTTTGTCTGGGCTTAGGCCGACGAGAGCAGCAGAGAGTTTGGATGAAATACCAAGACCAAAAGTGACTATATTATTTTTATACCCATGCTCAAATAAAGCCATGCTGTCGCCAATGCTTTCTACGATAATAATCGAGTGTCGTTTTTCGACTTCTTCCTTCGCTTCAAGAACATTATTTCTCTTTAAATTAATTGGATAAACCCAATCCGCTCTCTTACCTATATGTTTCCATTTTGGAAACTCGGAACTCTTTTCCCAGAAAACGGCTCGACCAGAAAAACCATGAATCTGGCCGAATTGATTATAAATTGGAAACACAATTCTTCTGAAAAGCTGACCAGAGGTAGCGTACCCACACTTATAAAAATCTAATGTATCTTTGCTAATCATCTTTGAGGAATAAAAATCAAGATGAGGTAAAAGATTGTCTAGTATTAGTTCTGGGTAAATTTTCTCCATCTCAATTTTCTCCTTGTTTTGTACGTGAATGATATTTTCGGGATTAAATTTTACATACTTATTTACAACATAAGAATCTTTGGTGTCTAATGTTAGTTCTACAAGCCTTTGGAACGGATAGCTCTTTGAGCTGCCAGTTGCAAAGTCAGTCCAAACCCCACTGTTCTTGTAGATTTTTAATGCAGTAGTGTTGTCTCCGCCGCGATACAAACCTGTTGTTCTCCAATAGTTGCCATAGTCTTTAAGCTGATACCCCAAAGACTCAAGCGAACTTTTGAGAACTACTGGGTCAATTGAAACTTGGGACATCGTCGTTTTCACGGGAATTTTCTAAGGTTGTTGCGTTGGTGTCTGCTCGGTTTACGATATCGCGCAAATCGCCGCGCTCTTTAATATCGAAATTCTCGAACTGGAGGCTGATGAAATTCTTCTTGAGTTCCCCCTCTGGCATTCTAACTAACTCAACTGCTCCAGCGACATCGGAGCCGAGGAATCGATTCTTTACAAAAATAAGTTTATGCGAGCCAAAGGCCGCTCCTTCGTCTTGGCGTTCGTCTGCTGTTTTGGGGCGCAAGATAGCCATATGAGAGCAGTAATGCGTGATCCGATCTGACATGGACACAATACCTTCATCATCATTGATGGCGTCGGAATTGCGGTTTGTTGTGATGCCGCTTCGATTAGATTGGATCGAAGTGAACATCGTGATCATTGGCTTTTGATCCTGCACGATATCTCGCTGAATAGTTTTTTTAAACTTATTAAGCATGTCTCCAATCGCTTGCCATTCTGGCTTGCCGCCATCGCTGTCCGCAGAAGGCTTGATGTAATCAAAGCTGAAGATAAGAAGATTGCCGCGACCAACCTTGGAATAATAAAAACGCTTAAGATTATTAATCATTTGATCAGCGGTCATTCCACCGACATTATAATAATAAAATTTGAGCTTCTTGATCTTTTCCCAAGTAGACCGAACTTTCTGCACAACATCTTCACCAGCCTTGCGCCAAAGACCAGTTTCGAGCAAGTGCATGGGAACGTGACTAAGAGCCGCGCACTGACGCATGATAACCTCCTCCTTGCTCATTTCTCCGTTATCGAAATGCAGAACAGGGACATCGTGCTGGGCTGAAACTTTCGTCGTGTAATTTAGAGCGAGCAGGGTTTTGCCTACACCCGAGCGAGCGACGATAACAGTAATATTACCGGGCCGAAGAAGAGATCCATAAATCTTATTAACTGTGGGGAATGGACCCATGAGACCAAATTCAGTAATAGGATTGTTCCCGCGCTCTTCAATGACAGCCTCCATCTCTTCAAAAATGTTGACTGGCTTTTCTTCATTGTTCTCATAAATATTAATAATCTTATTAAATGTGGTATCGGCCTCTTCGACAATCTTTTGATAAGAAGAGTCTGGGGCTATTCTTTTCATCTTCTCTGCAACCTCAAGGGCAGATTCGTAAATGCCTCTTCTAATAGAGTATTTTTTAATCTCCTTTGCTGCGGAAATCGCAGTGGTCTTGTTGGTCTTTCTGATAGCTAGAGACCTCAAGTAATCAAAAACGTCGATATTATCCTTAAAGGAAATGCCGATCTCTTTGATTCTTTGGGCGATAATAATCTCGTCAACCTTCTCGTTTGACTCTAAGCATTTTCGAATAATGTGATAAACCGTCTTGTGAACGATAGTATCTTCGGAATAAAAATCCGATTCCGAAATGAAATCGCAAATTTCAGAGTAAGTCTCTGGATACTGAAGCAATCCCGCTAGGAACTGTTTCTCCACTTCTAGTGAATAAAGCATTATTCGTTTTCTTCGGCTGCGGCTGCGGCTGAGAACTCGTTCTCTTGGTCTGATAGCCATTGGCCAAGGGCAGTTTTCATCCCAAGGGCGGTTATCATAGAATCGAACCTTGTGTAAACTTGAGGCTCCCCTTTCGGGGAACAGACACAAAGGATCACGCCTTTGTAAGAATCTGCTCCACCAGAAATTTCGTAAATCTGTTCCACAAGCTTAGTTGGAAATAAAAAGTCTTTTGGTTCCTGTTTGTCTTCTTTTTGTTTTTTGCTCATAAGAAATGTTTTTTAAATAACTCTTCGCAAAGAGTGTCGGTTTCGTATATCTCTACTAGTCTGATTCCGTTTGTCAAGCAGAATTCAAGCTTTAAATCGTCTCTTTTTAATTGAGAGATCCAATTTTGACGATTGGATGCGTGAAAATATGGATTATAAGTTTGGTGTTGTTTCCCCTGAACCTCCACCGCAGTTTTTTTATTCGCATTGTAAAAATCCAAAGAGAGCCTACTGCCAACGACAGGAAGCTCTTCG